TCACTGGATTCACGGGACCACAAGGATTCACTGGATTCACGGGACCACAAGGATTCACAGGACCACAAGGTTTCACTGGATTCACCGGTCCCCAAGGTTTCACTGGATTCACGGGACCACAAGGATTCACTGGACCACAAGGTTTCACTGGATTCACCGGTCCCCAAGGTTTCACTGGATTCACGGGACCACAAGGATTCACAGGACCACAAGGTTTCACTGGATTCACCGGTCCCCAAGGTTTCACTGGATTCACCGGTCCCCAAGGTTTCACTGGATTCACAGGACCACAAGGTTTCACTGGATTCACAGGACCACAAGGTTTCACTGGACCCCAAGGAGATACAGGCCCCCAAGGACATACTGGAGCAACTGGATATACAGGACATACTGGACAAACAGGACGAACAGGTTCAACAGGTTCAACAGGTTGTACAGGACCAACACAATGGTTAGAAAGTTTAACCAATAGCTCAATTTACTATATGCCCAATCCAACAGATGGTGTAGGTATTGGTATCGAAACACCAAGTGCAACTTTGGATATATCAGGGAGTCTAAGAGTATCAAAGAGAAGTTATTTGAATACGATTTCAGAAACATTCAACACAACAAATAATATAGAATCCAATACATATACAGTAAATTATGAAAACGGTGGAACGCATTACTTATCAGGACATACAAATGATTCCAAGCTAGCATTATATGTAAATAATTTCCCATCACTTACCGATTTAAGTAACACATATACATTGTCAGCAGTAACAAAAGGAGCCAGTAGTGGAAATAGTTATGTAAATAGTATTCAATTGGAAGATAAGGATGGTAATACAAGTGCAGTAATTACACCGAAATTTCCATCAGCGGCATCAGACTTAGAGTCATTAGTAAGTGAAAGGACAACAGATGATTTCATATTACAACAATTTACATATATGTATTTAGATAGCAGTGGTCATGTATTATCCAATTTATCTACTTTCCAATAAATAAAAAGATTCTAATACTTGATTAATTTTCTACATAATGATTATAAGACAATACAATTATTATGAGTCATCACTTTGCGAATATATTTTCTTTTACAGGTAATCATGATGAAACAAATGCCGTTTTACCAGTAGTAAAAGTCCATTGTAATACTACTGTACATGAAAATACAACCGAGACATGTAATGATTTAGCAACCACTGATAATAAAGAAGAATATGATGATTATGAAATTCGTATAACAAGTGTCCCTGGTCCAAAAGGAGATCCAGGTGGTGTAGGAGGCCCAGTAGATGAATCTCTTGTACCTGAAAATACAAATGTAGATATTGGTACAGAAATGTCCCCGTTTAGGACCATTTATTCCGAATGTGTGGATACAGATACGGTTACCATTCAAGGATATTCTATTTATGTCTCGGATAATAAACTACAATTACCTGCAGAAACTCGTTTTGGTGGTATGATACCAGGATCAATCCACATCAAGGATTCATTTCATACTGAAAATGAAATACCATTATCTAATATTTCACTCGGGGATGCATATTTGATTGGAAATTCCCCGACTATGCCGGTGCATTTATATGTATGTACAAATATACACCCACCTGAATTCAAGAATCTAGGAGATATTACCGGACCAGCTGGACCAGTAGGACCATCGGGATCTATAGGCGAAACGGGACCAATTGGTCTTACAGGACCTCAAGGTAACGCGGGACCAGGGTTATTTTATTTTGAGACAACAGATGTCAATATGAAATTAGACGGATCAAACGTTGCAACCAAAATAGATGGTGTCGGTGTATCATCCAAAGCCTATTCCAAACAAATGTACCCAACATGTTCCTTGTCATTTAGCCCACCCACACAACCTGTATCATCGGAAATTGGTTTAGTTAAATATCCTTCTTTACAAACAGTCCATCGTGTTAATTTCATTACAAGTAATCAATATTTTATTAATAGTTATTTAGATAGTCATGATTATCATAAAGACGACATATTTACTATTGTAGTGAGTACAGATCTGGTTAAATTCTTCCAAAACGATATATTGATAAAAGAGTTTCCCAATGAGAGCAATTCTAGCTTAAAAGCTTATATCTCATTGTATGAAGTTGGTAGTACAATACCTGATATACAATTTGGTTATGCTATATCGGGACAGACCGGACCAATGGGACCAGCAGGACCGAGTGTCAATTTAACTCCTCTCAATAATAGTGTCAATTCTCTCAATAGTTCAATTACATCATTACAGACGCAAATAAATCAGCAATCAACATCTATCACATCATTGTCATCATTAACAAGTGGTTTTAGTGGAAATGCGGATGCATTGACAGTACAGTCAAAATTAAACGTAAAAAAAACGTCTGAAAAACATGTATCATTAAATACGTCGTCTTCTACAATTGATTACAATACATCTGGTAACTTTTTGTACAACAATGCATCGACACCGGGACCATATACATATTTAATTACAAATATGACCGATTTACAATCATCTAGTCATACATTTACTATTCTTCATAAGATTACTGAAAATAATAAACGGAACTGCTATATAAATGATATTAGAATAAATGGTGAGTTTTATTTAGTACAATGGTTTAATGGACAACAACCAGGTAGTTTTCTATCGAATGTAGCCGAAGGAGGTATAGTAAAACAAACATTCACATTGCTTCCAAAAGAATTTAGTAACAATACTATTATCACACAATTATTTTATTATCACGCTCTTTAACTCCTTGAAGATTTAAAATGGGACATTTTCAATCATTAATGGTCAGATACCAGTGACGACTTGAAACAACGCCATTTTGGGCGTCCCCATTCAAATCTTCACTGGTATAATATTTAGAAGGAGATCGAGAGAAGTGGAATGAAATGGTGAGTTAAAACAATATATATAAGTAATTTATATACCGTTATGTCTCTCGCAACATTAAAAAAGAAATCGTATAGTAAATATAATAATAATAGTGTAAATAAATCATTTTCTATAAATGGTACGCATCGCAATCAAGGTTATATTGGACAAACATCATTATCCCGTACATTAGTCAATACACCCAAAGTCGGTGTTGTCTCAAAAGGCCACGGTAGTTGTTGTGGGTACTATCCAGAATCCAATATTATCAATTCATCAATTTGTTCTACAGAAAATAGTACTGTAATCAAACCATCTGTACTAAGTTCAAAAGGAATGCTTGCACGACGCAATCGATGGGTAAAGCGACCTGACCCATATTCTTCAACCAAACCAAGTGATTCTATCAATCAAAGCTCTAGTGGGGATTATATTGTATATCGACGTAAAACTGCGATTGAAGAAAGTAATGGAAACTACATCCGTAATAAAGCCAATGCTGCGATCGCAGCAGGGAAAACATGCAATATGGAAGATACATTGTCGGATAAATGTTGTAGAAAACATATAGTTATGCCAGAAGAAGAAGTTGTAGCAATATCACAAGGCGAATACATATTCAGACGTATAGCCGCCTGTACTGATTTTGATATATCGTACATTAATTACAATACAAACAATGGTAACCCATTTGCAACTTGTGGAAACTAAAAAAATAGTTTAAAATTGAAAAAATATACTATACAGTGTATTTATAGTATATTTATAGTACCAGATTAATTATAACAGTAAAATAACAGTAAATCATGGAGAGCTTACAAGAACAATATATTGCATCACTGACTTCAAAGGAAAAGCAGGCGTATGAAATTGCGAAAAGTCATTTGAAATCCCTGTTTAATTTGGAAAATACAAACGGATATTTACAATGGTTGGAAAAAACTGAAAAAAAAACTTAAAACTTTTAAATAAGCAACTCTTCGAATTTCTTGTAAAATGGAGAATACTCTGTTTTTGAGTCACTATTAGTATTAGTACCATGAAGATGACTATTTGTAATCGTATCTTTAAATGTAACATAATCATAATGATCGGTAATTGACGATAATTTCGATTCCATTGCCGCTGCTTTTAACTTTTTAATTGAAATAGGTTGTATAAACGAAAAATTATTTAATTTACCCAAAAAACGGAAATTATTTTTGTATATAGGTTTATCCGTTTTTTCTTGTGTCTGTGTCTGTGTCTGTGTCTGTTGTTTCTGTTTTTTCTTTACAAACACAGATGAATCTAAGTTAAGATTCATTTTTACACGTTTTTCTTGCTTCTTTTTTTTCTCTCGTTCTATTTCGTCTTCTTTCATTTGATTAAAAGGATTTGTGTAATCATCTGGTAAGTCGACTTGATTATCAACGAAAAAATCTCGGCACGAATATATCCGTACATATTTCATTGCTACTAAATTCAATAGTGAGTAATTCACTTGTACATCGGAATAATAAGCAAAGGCTTGACGAAATAAGTCATAATACATGATAATATTACCATAATTCGTATTTTGAAACAATATACGAGTACTCCATTTTTTTTCGAATCGACCAAATAGCTCACTACTGTGATTTTCGTGTGTTTTATAATCGTACAAATTGTTGTCTATATTTGCATTGTATTTGTATGAGATGCTGTCTTCTTTGTCTGTATTTTCAGTACAAAAAGTCTTCTGAAATAGTTCTTTTTCGTTTTCTAATATATGCTTGGGGTTTTTTTGATTTTTACTATTTTTACTCTCCCGTAATTTATTGTACGATATGATTCCTTGATGTAAAAAAAACGATGAACAAAATAAAGTACAAGCTATTAATGATGTCATAATATTATAGTAAAAAAATAGTTACAATATGTACATGGGATTTATTTATATGTTTATTCTACAATAGTTATGTATGTCTCTAAATTTTATGCATTTTTTTTATATTTATGGCGTATTCTATTATGACGATTCTTCTGCTGCTGCTGCATTGCGTTCTTTTATTTGATTTTGTCTGTGTTGAAATAATGCTTGTACTTCGTTTGTCAAGAATGGAACTTCAATGCGTTCATAAGTATGAAAGTAATTATTAGGATGCAATCGTACAAGACACATACCTTTTACTTTCAATCCATATTTCGTTTCCAATAAAGTTCTATATACATTCAATTGGAGAGAATAGTGATAAAAATTTACATCAGGTAAATGACCGATACAAGGAGTCAATGATTTTTTATTTCCAAATGCTTCTGTACTGATTTCTTTACTACGTTTCCAATCATAAACCCAATATTCGTCGTTTTCATCTTTGAATATCATATCGATAGAACCTGCCAATTCGAGTTCCTTATCATAGACTATCCATTCTGTACGATAAGGTGTTAAATTCGAGTAATCCTTCAAAAATTTCAAAAAGTAGCTGTATTCAATAGAATCGTTTTGTACAGCTAAACCATTGTAATAACATTCAATATCGTAATGCATTTTTGTACCCAATAAAGAGGCTTCGTTGGATGACCACATCTCTCTGATTTGTTCTCTTGTCATATTATAGTATTTGTAGGTAGGGTCGCTCCTTTTTTTCGATTTCAGTATTTTATCAATTACTGGTTCTGGATCGAATTTACTAAAATGAGAGTGTATCCATGTTGTACAAGATGTAAATGACGAATCACCATCTACTGTATAAATATGTGGTCCTTCGTCGAAAACAACATGATCATCCCGTTCATGATGATTTAGGTTTGCCAAGTAATCAGGTACAATTGTGTTTGTTTCTGAAGTAGAAGTCATTATTTATTGTCTTTGTTTTTTCGCTTTGAGTTTGTTATGAAAATTTCGATATTATTGTATTATACTATTATTTATTTATTAGTTTCTTTGATTAAAAAGTTTTTCAATTTTCGTCATTTACATCACGAGATTCGTCAAAAGGACTTTTTTGTTTTATACGATTGTATAAGTGTTCCGTCAATTTTTCGATAAAATCCCCCTGTTTGTACGAATTACTCATAATACTATTAAAATTGACGATTTTCTCCTCTTGTTTCGTATCATCTTCTAGATTTGGCTCTAGAAAATAGTCCTCGTTATCTATAAATATTTGAATAAAGCGAGTCACTAATGTAGAACACCATTTTCGTAACATTCCATAATCGCAATTTACCCATTTCGAAGTAATTTGTTCTGATTTTTTATTGGAACCTTTACCGCTATTGTCACCATCACGATGGTTGTTATTCGAACCCATATCTTGATAATATACGTACAGCTTATTTGGCTTTTCGTGAAATCCCATAAGCGGTGGCTTTGTGTTCGAATTTTCAGCCATATTTAAACCATCCAATAGTACTTGTTTGATGGCTTCGTTCATATTTTTCTGAAATACATGAGACACATGACTGAGTGATACTGGAATCGTTTGTAACCATTGTTGAATCGTATTTTTGGGTTTGAAATCAGGATTATTATTTAAACCTTTTACAATTTGCAGGGTTTGTTTTCGTTTAATTGTATTCATGTTACTATTTACTTTGTACAGTTCCATTTTCAACAATGCTACATCGTATAGCAATTTGCAAATAATATTGTCCTTTTCGGTCTCACTAAAGCGAATTTTTCCTGGTATGGAACCGCCTTGGAAACTCAATAAACCCGAATCAACCAACGGTTTGACTTTACATCGCATTTTAGTATGCTCTTGCAGTTTTTTGGAAGAGGAAAACATTTTATTGCAGTAATTGCATACTGTAGAAGGAAAATTCGTCTCGTCATGACTAAGACGATCTTCATCGAGGAGAGAATTCATGATGATATTTTTTCGATTAAAAATAACAATTGACTGACTGACTAACTAACTATAAAATAGTTTATATTTTGTACTGTGTTAATAGAAATACTTTTTTTTTTCAATTTTACTTCATTTATATTTGACCCATTTTTTAGCTATCTTTCCATTTAGCAATGTATTGACAAAACATAATATAGATTTTTTTTATTCCATAAGTATAATATAAATATGAGCAAATACTTTGATACAAAAAATTTGACTTTTATGGAACCAAAGGTCATTGAAAATGGTAATCATATGATTATGACCAATGTTCATAACGAACAGAAAACGAAATACATTAATATTGATACACGGTTTCAACAAGAGCATAATATGAATACTACTGCTGATTATGTAATTTCATTACCACAGACTCTTCGTGATGTACAAAGTATGAAAATGATATCCGCCGAAATACCCATTTCATTTTTCCCGTTTAGTCTTGCATTTAAAAATACCTATTTTACTGTAACATATGGAGCATCTCCTCAAATTACAAAATTAGTATTAATCGATGATGGAAACTATACAATTACTACATTGTTAGTAGAAATTAATACAAAAATGAGCATTACCAATTTGTCAATAGTAGAAAGCGAGCATAATACATGTACAATTGATAATAGCACAGGCAATCCCGTTACTATTGATTTTGCAGTTGATGAAGCTGGAAATGATGATAAATATATGTTAAAATCCAAATTAGGTTGGTGTTTAGGATTCCGCAATCCTACTTATATAATTGGTAATACTTTAAAATTACATTCAGAATCTCTCTACACTTTACAACCCTGTAAGTATTTGTATTTGTCGATTGATGACTATCATTCTCATAATCCTAACTCGTTTTTAGTACCAGGGTTTCAATCCTTTTTTGATACAAATATACTAGGTAGGATTTCATTGAACCCATTTTATTATAATTATGGTACTATTCTAGTAGCCAATAGCAATAGTGATTTGATTTCAGATATACGGTCGTACAAAGGAAAAACGGATATCCAAAAACTCCGTATTATACTGTACAATGAATTTGGTGAAAAAGTAGATCTGAATGATATGGACCTCTCCTTTGCTCTAGAGCTCAAATGTCTATAAATAAGACTAAAATTGAAAATAAAAGAGAAAAAAGTAATACTCACTATTAATAGTAGTACTTTTAAATTGTAATATAATATCAAAATAGTATGATTAGAGAAAATTTACACGTAGCACAAGAATACACTCTACAATGTTATGAAGCAGGTGAAAATATATTTTTGACTGGTCCTGGTGGTACTGGTAAGACTTCGTTAATTCGACTTATGGTAGAATGTACGCCGCCTACGAAAAAAGTACAAGTATGTGCAATGACTGGATGTGCTGCAATTTTATTAAATTGTCATGCTAGAACATTGCATTCATGGAGTGGATTGAAAATACCAAAAGGCGAAATGACCCAAATTGTAACTAACATCAAAAATGACAAAAAAGCATGTAAAACGTGGAAAACGACTGATATTTTAATATTAGACGAAGTGAGCATGTTATCATGTCAATTATTGGAAATATTAAATGCAGTGGCAAAAACAGTAAGAAACAGTGATAAACCATTCGGTGGTATGCAATTGGTATTTTCAGGGGATTTCTTCCAATTACCCCCTATTCAAAATAGACAAGAATCGAATAATAAATCATCGGGTCAATTTTGCTTTGAGTCGCCTGTATGGGACGAACTATTTCCATTAGACAATCATATTGAATTGACTCATTTATTCCGTCAAAAGGATCCATTGTATAAAAAAGTATTGAATCATATTCGCAAAGGAGTCATTGATCAAGAAGATTACGATTTACTTACTAGTCGATTGCATGTAAAATATGTTCCAGCTGAGCACAATAATGTTGTCCCGACCAAGTTATATGCGACTAATGCTAGAGTGGTTGAAATCAACAAGCGTGAATTCGATTTATTGACGACTCCTTGTTTTGAATATCATATTGTACAAGATGAAAATTATACACCTGGAGGATTGCAAACAACTGTACAACAACAACAACTGTACAAGAAACAAAAATTAAGTAAAGCCAAAGTAGAAATGGAATTCCGTTATTTGATTGATAATAGTCCAATTGAGCGTATATTGTACTTGAAAAAAGGGGCAAATGTCATGTGCACAGTAAATATTGATGTAGAAAGTGGTATTTGCAATGGAGCATTGGGAAAAATCGATCATTTTGTTCATACAGATGACGGTGGTCCGCCGATGCCTGTGGTTTTATTCGAAAACGGTCAGTACTACAAATTTTCTGTAAAATATTGGCAATCGGATGATAATCCCTATTTAGCCATTGGTCAAATACCGCTTAAATTGGCGTGGGCAATGACCATTCATAAAAGTCAAGGCGCCACGTTACCAATGGGTGAAATCGATATTGGTAATAGCATATTTGAATGCGGACAGACCTATGTAGCATTAAGCAGAATACAATCCTTATCTGGATTATATTTATGCGCATTTAACCATCATAAAATCAAAATAAACAAAAAAGTCCAAGAATTTTATGCAAAAATACCCGAAGTGGAATTTGAAGTAGAAGAATATGAAACAACTGAAGAAAAAACAGTAGAAACGACTGACGAAAATATCAAAACTATTTCTGTAAATATCTAATTTTGTGAATCATATTTGTATATATTTCCATGTATAGAAAGGATTGTAAATTAAAAAAAATGGCGTACGATTACACGTCCGTTTTTTTTTTACTGGATTGAATACAGTTCCTACATAAAGGTATATATGTATCGTTTGCTCCTACTAATTTTTGGTCGTCACAATTTGTTACTGTACGATGAGAAAAAATCGCCTTGGTACCATTTTTACACAATACACATAACGAATGCAATTTATATACTTTGTCACATAATGGTATTAAGTCCAACATTTGACCAAACTTTTCTTGACGGAAATCGCCATCTAAACCAGCGACGTATATATGGATATTGTACATGTTCAACATTGTTTCTACAGATTCATATAAATCGGGGAAAAATTGTCCCTCGTTTATCAGTACGGCATATTGTTTCTTTGAAAAATCGTCATGATTATTTTGTATAACAGATTTAATATCTTTACTTTGAATACAAGTAATTTGTTTTTGATCATGGGTAACCATAGTACTAGCATCATTCGAGTAACGAATATCTTCTTGGTGGTTAATTACTAGTACAGGTATATTGCAAAATGTATATTGTTTGTAAATTTCAATTAGTGCAGACGTTTTACCTGAAAACATGGGTCCAATAATAATTTCCAAATAACTTTTTTGCTTTTCCATCGTATCAAATTCCTTTATTTTTTTATCTATTTTAATGTTTGTACAATATTATTAAATATTCACTTTATCTTATTTTTTACCGGAAACAAATAATTGTCGTATTATACTATATATACGAATACTGTAGTATAACAAAGGTATTTTAGCTAAAAAATAAAATGACAGGATCAAGTGTGTTACCAGTGACTATTCATAAAGGTAAGTTGTTATTTTTATTTGGAAAAGAAAATCCAAAAGAAGATAGTGCAAAAGGATTTTCCGATTTTGGAGGAGGTGTAGAAAAAGGCGAAGATATATACGATAGTGCTTTACGCGAAGGTGGCGAAGAATTGACTGGATTTTTAGGCGACGAAACTATTTTACGAAAACATATTGAAAAATATAAAGGTCCATATAAGCTTTCATACAATGACTATCATATACATATTTTTCCAATAGAGTACAATGAACGCTTACCAGAGTATTACAACCAAAATCATCATTTTTTATGGAATAAAATGGACCAGAATTTGTTGAACAAGACAAAACTATTTGAAAAAATCGAGATTCAGTGGTTTTCAGTCAATATGATGAAAAAACGACTACGCGAGTTTCGACCGTTTTATCAAACTGTCTTGAAAAATACCGTTTTAAAAGAAATTAAACCAGTACGTACATATATTCAATCACGGTTGTTTCCGACTAAATCACGTCGAAAAAAAAAAAATAATAGCAACAATAGTAGGCAAAGTAAAAGATTTAGACATTATTATACTCGTAGAAATAATAGCAATCGAAAATAAGCGATTTCCAAATTAAGGTTTATAAGATGTAAAAAAAACATTTTATTAAAAA